ACACTGTATGTAATTGTTGGCCCATAATAACATGAACGATAACGCAACCAGTCACGGAATATTAGGTACGATTGTATCGACAACAGGATTTATAGTTAGTATGTTACCAGAAATAGAAGCGTCAATTAGAGTTGCGGGTGGAATTATCTCCATTATTGCTGGTGTTCTGACTTGCATCTATATGATAAAGCAGATTTCAAAATGAAACCCAAAAAATTTGCTCTTGTAATAATAGTAATATCATTTATGCTATTAGGATCCTCATTCTTAACTGGATGTGTATCAGTTCCAATTCCACCAGCAGGAGATAAGGTTGGTGAGTTAGGACACATTAAAATTTCACTTAAATTTCAGTACCTCCCAGCAACACAACCCGATATTGATTGGTTTAATCCACTCATACCACAACCCAAACTATATAAAGATAAATGAAAATTGTAGATTACATCTTGGCTCGTCTTTCGGAATCGTCAACTTATCGTGGTGCGATTTTTCTTCTTGGTGGACTTGGTATTGCCGTTGCTCCAGAACAAGCTAATGCGATTGCTGCGGCATCTATGGCTATTGCAGGAGCAATTAACGTGTTCCGAAAAGAAAAGAGATAATGCTTCATAAGTTAACCGATATCGCACTTCGTGAAGTCGGAGTGCGAGAAATTGGTTCTAACAATTGCGGTAAGCGCATCCGCGAATACCAATCCGCAACTGAACTTGATCCTGCTGCTTGGCCTTGGTGTGCAGCGTTCGTGGATTGGTCAATTCGTGAGTGGTTAAAAGATGATGGCGTTGTGGCATGGCTAGGACTTAAAAACCGCACTGCTGACCAATGGAGGCCAACAACAGCACTGGCATATGGTCTAACATCATGGGCAAAGCAAAGACCAAACACCACCAGTATTTACAATGAAAAAGATAGAGCAGTTGCTGGAGACATTGTTACATTTGATTTTTCGCACGTTGGAATTGTTATTGAAGATTCTATGAGTCATATCGTGAGCATCGAGGGAAATACAAATGGGTCTGGTACTAGAGACTCTGAAAGTGGTGATGGGGTCTGGAAAAAGATCCGTAAAAAATCACTTATAAAAGATCTTATTCGTATACATCCATCAACAGCAAAATAATGGCAAATATTACCCATAAGTGGAAGAAAGTCCTAGCAGTTAGTTGTTCACACGCGAAATATTGCGACAAGGAATCATTAGACGCTGTTTTAAAATTCAAACGTGATTTCAAGCCACATACAACCATTCATTTGGGGGATTTTGTTGATTTAACAAGTCTAATGTCTGGAGCAAAAGGATCCAGTGAAGCGGAACCACTCATTCCAGACATTGATACAGGTCTAATGCACCTCAAAATGCTAGGTGCAAATGTGGTGTTGTGTGGCAATCACGAAGATCGAGCTTGGAGACTCCAATCTAGCAACAATGCGGTTGTAGCTCATGCCGCATATAAAATTGTGGAAGCTATTGAAAACTGCTGCAAGAAACTCCGCGCACCACTGTTTCCGTGGGATGGAGTGTTCCAGATGTATAACCTCGCTGACATTGGATTCCAGCATGGCGTTTTATACAACGAAATGGCTGCTAGAGACACCGCAGAAGCATTCTGCAATGGAACTAGGCGCAAGGTTGTCTTTGGGCATACCCACAAGGTTGCAATGCAGTCTGGACGCAATCTTGTTGGTGGAACTGGGTACAATATTGGTTCTCTGACAAAAAGATCCTCGATGGAATACGCAAAAACCCGCCGAGCTACCCTTGCTTGGACGAATGGATTCCTATGGGGTGAGTATTGCGAAGAACTTAATCAGTCTTCACTACACATTACATCACGGGAACAAGGACAGATGTGGAGACTGCCATGACCCCAAACGATTTTCTCAAGATTCTACTTAATGCAAGCAACAAACCCACTGATCCACCACCAAATGACTGGCACTCCAGAGATCAATTGGGTAAAATGTGGAATGTCAAAAAAACAATCTGTTGGACTAGGATTTCAAAAGGTATTGAACTTGGATTTATTGAAAAAAAGACATTTTATATTCCAGACATGAATGGAACAATGAAGCCAGTGCCTCATTATTACTTTTTAGATAAAAAACCCAATAAAAAAACTTGCATTAAGCAAAACAACAACTAAAATTCTAAAATTATGTCATGTTGCAACGATTCAAATAGTAATGTCTGTAGGCAAGACATCCCCTATCCCCAGATTTCACATGAAAGCGTTCCATCGTTAATTAGCAACTTAATTCTTGCTTTATATGGAGAAATCACAAAGTCCGTTGTAGATGGGAGGGTTGTTTGGAACATCCCATGTGATCCTAGTGATAACCCTGTTACAATTGATGGGTTTCCTCGTCTTCCGGGGGAAGGATTGCTTTGCTATATTATTCGTTATTTTGACGATCTTGCTCCAATACTTCTTGATGCGGTTACAATTTCTGGAGCGCAAACCATTGCAGGACAAAAGACATTCAACTGGATCAAACTTCCTGTAGGCACAACTGGAACTCGTCCAACTGGTCAAACTGGTCTTATTCGATTCAACACTGATCTCAACCAATTTGAGGGGTACAACAATACAACTTGGTCTAGTATTCAAACAGACGCTTATACAGCAGGGACTGGACTTACTCTTTCTGGAAATCAATTTTCTGTAACTACAGTTCCAGCAGGAAATGGCGGGACAGGTCAAACCGCATATAGTGTTGGCGATATTTTGTATGCAAGTTCTTCCAATGCTTTGTCAAAACTTGCTGATGTTGCTACTGGATCTGCTCTTATTTCTGGCGGAACAAATACTGCTCCAAGCTACGGGAAAATTGGTTTAACAACGCACGTTAGCGGCACATTGCCAGTTGCAAACGGAGGAACTGGAGACACGCTTGCAAGTGGAGCAAGAACAAATCTTGTCGCACAAAAAGCATTTACATTTGTTGACAATACTGCTCCATCATCTCCAAGCACAAATGATATTTGGATTGACACAGCAAGCCTTCGACAATACACATACACAGACTCAGTTTGGGCAGAAATTTAAAATAAAAATATGATAACATTCCCATCACCACCAACAGTGGTAGGACAAGCAAGTTTTGTCTCTGGATCAACATACGCAATTAAAACAGTTGGAACAACCAATTGGACAAGCATTGGAGCATTAGCAGCAACTATTGGAACAATATTTGTTTACAATGGAGTTACTGTTACGGGATCTGATGGAGACGCTTGGGGAACATTTTCTGTTGATTGGAAAACATGGGTATGGACTGGTTCAAGATGGCAATTAGTTCCCCTTGGAACAGCAAGCACTCGAAATGTTCCTGAAAGCGGAAACGCTGCGTCTACAGAAGTTGTTTTAGGAAGCGATACTCGATTGACTGGCGCAATGTCTGTTCTTGCTACAGGATCTTCCGCATCAAGGACACTTGCTAATCGTTTTTCTGATGTGATTAATGTATTGGATTTTGGAGCGCATTCAATTACTGAAACGGGATATGAAACATTTGATTCTACAACTGCTATTCAAGCGGCAATTGATTTTGCATCAACATCACCCAAAAAAATTGTTTTTATTCCGGGCGGCGCGTATAAGGTGACTTCAACGATTACTATACCAGATACAACAGATCAACAAGGCTTATTGGTTATTGGAGCAGGAAAAGCAAATGGTAGTGGATTGGTTAGTCAGGGAGTTAGCACCATTTATGTTGACCATACCAATGGTGTTGGAGTAAAGATACAAGGATCAAATACAGTTTTACAATATATTCAAGTAAGAGGTTCTGATACGCGCAGAGATAGTGGAAATTTAAATCTGCATGGAGTTCTTTTAGAAGCATTAGATCAAGATAATTATGGAGTCAGAACGGCATGGATTCATGGTTGTTCAATTAGAGGTCATTCTGGAAATGGTCTTGTAACATCTGGAAATTGTGTTCAAACAAAAATAGAGGACATCACAATAAGGCAGTGCAAGGGTCATGGATTTGTTCTTAATGATGGAACCATTACTGGAAGGACATTTAAAGATAGACCCGGAATGGTTGATATTATCAATTGCAGAACTTTTGATGTTTCTGGTCATTCTGTATTAGCTGGAACTGGAGAAACAGGAACCTATGGAGCATATAGATTAAGGATTGAGAATTTTGAAACTGGATCACATACAACAGATTATTATAATGCAGCAATTTTAAAACATTTATCTCAAATGTGGTTGCATGGAGAAAACATATTTGTTGAAAGATGTGCTTTTGATGGGGCATATAATTCAACGCCAACTCTTGGTGGATTGTATATTAGCGGTAAAACAAACAGAATTACATCTAATAGATTTGTTGGTGTTACTGGACAAGCTGTATATGTTGGAATAGATAACCCAACGCAAGGAACATTAGGAACAACAATTGATGGAATGTATGTTGATACAACATCAGGAACATTAAGTTATGGAGTATACATACTAACTGGATCATTGGGAACAATTGTAATAAACACATCGACTGAAAGAATTACTAATCCAGCAGGTGGGGATTTATCTTCGTTAATTACATTCAGTCAAAGTGGATCATTTGAAAGTAGCGCAACCATAGTAGCTAAAAAATTTACAGCTCAAAATGCGACAAGCTCAGATACTATTGAGGCAAACAGAGCAAATAGTGCTGTTGGAATTAAAATTGAAAGAACTGGCACAGGGGCTACTACTGGAAGACTTGATTGTATTGGTGGAACATTCCAAGTTTCATCTGATACAAATCTTGTATTAACTAAAACATCTGGAAAATCAATTACAGTAAAATCAAACACAATAAACATGGCATCATTGCCAACATCAAATGCTGGACTTGTTTCTGGTGATCTTTGGAATAATTCTGGGGTTCTTAACATTATAACATAAAAATGAAAACGATAACTTGGCAAATTGAAAAACTACTTTGTTGCGATACCACAAACAAATCTAAAGTAATGTGGTTATGTGATGTTGAAGAAAACGGAGTAAGGGAATGTATTTCTGAGTGGTGCGAAGTTGATTATTGTTTAGATAAAGAAAACCTAAATAAACAAGATATTCTCAAATCATTATTTGATAATAATGTCAATAAACAAGAAATTGAGGATAAGGTAATTGATTTGTTGTTACAAAAATCATCAAACTCCAACTTCAAAGAAGTTAAAATTCCAACACAAGAAGAATACGAGGCTGCACAAAAAGAATGTCGGATTACGAGATACTAATTATGAGCGCAAATATTAAAGCATCAGTAGACGTAACACAATAGCATCAATCTTACACTATGCCATACGCTAAAGAAAAATACGACCTACCATCTGGATTTACGGATCTAGGTGAGGAAGTTAAGCCAATGTCAATGGAGGAAATGGAAAAGCCTAAAAGCGATTACCATTACCCATCCCTATATTTTGAGAACGCAGATGGGCTTAAAAACCTTCCTAAAGAGGGTACTGCTACCATCTACTTCAAGAAGACAATGGAGAAGGATGAGACTACAATGCGTGATGGAAAAACTGAAAAACGTCATTGTGTGGAGCTTTGTATCTGTGGTATTAAAACTAAAGGTGCATCTCAAATGATGCCAATGGAAGAAGAGATGGATGACGAGGAAGCTATTGACTCTGGACTAGAAGAGGAAGAGGCTGGAATGGAATCTGAAAGCAAACCAACAACTAAAATCGAGATTGAAATCGGTGGAGAAGAAGACGATGATTAATTTATATGGCAAAAATACCAACTGAGGCAGTAATGCCCGAACCTGCAATGGGAATGGATCTCCCTGAAGATATGAGCGGAATTCCTTCACCAATGGCAGAAGAAGGGTCAGTTAATATTTCAGTAAGCAAATCAAAGTTTGATGAGCTTCATAGTATTGCCATGCAACTTGCTGGAGCGATTGATGCTCTTGCCGCTGAAGTTGAAGGTCAAAAAGCCGCAACTGAATCGCTCGATGGACAAGTTCCCGCCGCTGAAGGTGCGGCAATGGCAAGCGAAGAAGATTTTCTGAATTCTATTGCATCCGAAGGATCCATGCGCTAATTTATCGTCATGTTTGTCGATCAAATCTTTGAGGAATGTGCGGAGATTTTAGGAACTACTGACGAGAAAAGAGTTTACCGCAAAATCACGCAAGCTGTCCAGACGCTTATGGAGTCTGGCCATTGGATGCAATCCACAGCAGACGTTGATGTTTGCACAGGATGGGATGGTTGTACTGTTGCTCTTCCCCGTGGAATCGATGTTCCGCTTGCAATCAATGTGGATGGTTCCCCAGTCTACTTCCGCAATCGTCTATTCCAATACCATGTAAATAAAGGTGGTCAATTCAACACTGTAGACTGGGCATGGGATGATAGAGGCTATGTGGCTACTCTCATGCAGATTGTTCAGCCTTCGCAGTTGGTTGCCATTGCCGAAAGCGAAAATGACGTTGGAAAGATCATTCGCGTTACTGGAACGGATTCAAACAACCGAGATCTGCGTAGTCAATTAAAAGACGGAACTGGTGTTGATGGTCTGCTAATCCCAATCCATTCACAATCTGATTTCGCTTACGGAACAATCGCTCCAGACGATGCCACTATCCGCACCCGTGAGGTTGCTATAACCCCGATCAGCAAGTTTATATCCACAACTGGCCCTCACACGCTCGACTCTGGTCAAGGAATGGCTATTACTGCGAATCCACTTACTGGCACTATCCCAGTTCCACTTTCAAATGGTCAGGTCTATTACATTGGTGTTCTGGATGCATTGACCATTCAAATCTACAACGATTCCCTCAACGCACAGGCTGGAAACTACCCAATCTCCCTCCAAAGTATAGTAGGAGCAGGGCCATTGAAATTCCTGGATTCTAGGACTTCATTTGTCGTGACTGCTCTTCAATTCGCATCTGCTCCTACTATGGAGATTACAACGGCAAATCCAATCACATTTCCATCTGGTCAAGCATTGCCCATTGGATTGCGTTCTGGAGTTACATACTTTGGTAATCTTTTAGACTCCACACATCTTCAGGTTTTTAATTCTATTTCGGACGCGCAAGCAAATGTTAACGAAGTTCACACAACAGGATCAACTAACCCAATCAATGTTGATATCCGCAAAGAGATTGTTCCAGAGACAAAGCTAACATTTAGCGTAAATCACCTACTGACTCAAGGTGATCAGGTTCAGGTATTCACATCTGGTGGGACGCTTCCACAACCTTTAATTGCAAACCAAAATTATTTTGTGAACATCGTGGATACTAAATCTGTATCTATACATACCACACAGGCTGATGCGCTTTCATCGTCACCAACTAATTTTGTAAATCCAATCAAGCTCACGACTGCTGGATCAGGTACAGTTTCTCTTGTTAAATTGATTCAAGCAGCATCTAGGACTGGAACAGAAAGTCAAATAACTGCAAGCGGACTAGCTCTATCAACTCCATCTGGATCTGGAGCGCAATTTCAAGCGATTGTTGTTGGTTCTGTAACTAGTATTCGTGTAACTGCTGGTGGAAACTATACAGTTGCTCCAAATGTTACGTTTTCAGATCCACAAGATCCACCTGCTGGTAGCGATATTGAAACTAGAACTGCAACAGGATATGCGTTATTGGCAGGAACTGCTGTTACTGCAATTGTTATAACTGATGGTGGATTTGGTTATGCAACAGCACCAAGTATTTCATTTGATTCTGGAGTAGCACAAGCAACAGCTACAGTTACTACATCATTTGTTTCTGGATTTGTAAAAATTTCTGGTGGATTTAATTATCAAGAATCACCACAAATTCAAATTACTGGAGGTAATGGATCTGGTGCAACCGCAACCGCAACTGTAAATATTGATAATCTTTCAGTGCTTTCTTTAATTAGATCTGGAACTACTGCTACAGCAACAACTACAGTAGCACATGGATTTAGTTCAAATCAAACTGTCAAAATTTCTGGTGCTTTACCAAGTGGATATAATGGAGATGTTATAGTTACTGTTCCAAGAATAAATAAATCCGTATCTAGCATTACTCGCTCTGGAACTACTGGTACAGTAACAACTTCATCGTCACATGATTATAATACAGGTGATCGCGTTACTATTTCTGGAGCAACTGGAACATCTGCTGGATATAATTCAAATTATAATGTAATTGTTACTGGGCCTACAACATTTACAATAAAAGTTCCATCAACTCTTCCAACTCCAGCCGTTGGAACCATTGTGTCATCCATTGAGGATAATACAGCAACAACATTTACATATACTGTATCAAATGCATTAACAACACCAGCAACTGGAACTATTACAGCATTTTCTGGAGAGGTAACTGCAATTAACTTAATAACATCTGGAACTGAATACACGTCTATTCCAAATGTGGTTATTACCCCATCAACTGGTGTGTTTGTGCAGTTTTCTGCAACAGGAACGCTTCCTTCACCACTTGTATCTGGTACAGCATATCGAGCAGAAACTCCATTAAACGGATCAACAGGAACATTCACAGTTAAAAACTCTGATTTTAGTGATGTAAATATCACTTCATCTGCAACTGGAACATTCTATGTTGTTTTGTCCCGTGCATTTGGTGTTACGTTTACAAATAAATGGCTAGGTGATTTCACAAACCTAACCACACCATCTACGATTTATTGGGGTGCTGACTATTTGCTTCCAACAACTAGTCCCGCAATTGACAATGGTTCAACACCAGCATATTTGAATGTGATTTCAACTTCTGTTGCTACAGCATATACATCAGACACGTCTGCAACAGGAGGATTAACTTCAAATACAATTGCATTAAGTTCACTTTCAAGTGGAGGAACTACAACGGCAACAGCAAATACAGCAACACCTCACTATTTAAATGTTGGTCAAAAAGTAACTATTTCAGGTGCATCTATTGGTGGTTTTAATGGAACATTTACTGTATTAACATCATCCACGCTTTCATTTACATATGCTGTTTTAGCTGGATTAGCAACACCAAGTGGAACGATTATCGCAACAACTGGGTTAATTAACGTAGTTTCATTCGGAACTGGTCAATCGTACTACGCAAAGAGATTCTCTGTTTCTCCATTGCCGTATAATAACCTGATTCAACCCTCTTCTGTGCAGTTTTTGCAGGAAAATGAGACTGTTAAATTTTCTACTAGCGGAGTGTTGCCATCTCCTCTTGTTGCTGGAACTGATTACCAAGTAAAGGTTGTTGGAGATTCCGTTAATGTATACTCTAGTGGAGTGTTGGTTCCGATTACAACGCCCGGAACTGGTCAATTGGCACTAGACATTCAACGCACTTTAAATGTATCTCCATCCACAAGCATTGTGGCTGATGCTTCGTTATACACAACTGGTCAATCCGTTACTGTGCGAGCCAATTCTGGTGATGTCCTGCCAGATGGTCTTGTTGCAGGAACGACATATTTCATTCGTAGAATCGACAACAATGAATTTGAATTGTATGCCACAAAAGCACAATCTCAAAATCTATCTAGCGTTGTTGGAAGAAGAGAGTTTTTAACTAGTGGACTATCCACGGAGAGCAAATTCTTCGTCGATGCCATCGAGGATCCAATACTAGTTAAGAGTGTTGCTAACATTCAAAAACCCCTTACAGACGGATTTGTGAGCCTTTACGCTATGGATTACGGACGTAGCAATGACTTAACTCTTATTGGTCAATACCACCCGCAAGAAGTCAACCCGCAGTACCGCAGGATCCGCATTGGAAAACCATGCGCATGGGTAAGGATTGCCTATCGGATTAAACCTCCAGTAATCACGTCAAAATACGACTACATTCCGATTGAGCATACCCGTGCAATAATCACTGCTGTCCACGCTTGTGATCTTGAAGATAAGGATTTCGCTGAACAGGCACTCCGTTATTGGGGGTTCTCATTAGCGTACTTGAAAAATCAGCAAGAGCATCAAGATGGTCACGCATTCGTTCCACCGCAAATTAATTCTGAAACGTATGGTGATACATCTGATCCAGTAATGTTCTAAACATGAAAAGTGAGAACATCACAGCGGGTCGGATGTCAAAGGTATCCAGTGGCTGGATTCAGGGTGTAAACTCTGTTAGAAATCCGTGGTTATTGCCAGACAACCAGTTCAAGTGGGGTGTTAATGTAACAGTCCGTGGAGGCTTGATTCAAACACGACCGGGGCATAAAATGCACTTATCTCTTCCATCTGGAAACTTCCAAGGTGGCATTTTGTTTGCATCAAACAAACAAAAAGATGCTCCCGTAACGCAGAATATCAATGGGGTGATTACCCTAACTCCTGCAAAGATCTTTGATGTTAACGGAAACGGAATCGTTGCAGACGAACTAAATTACATGATATTTGCTGTGAATGGCAATGTCTATTATTCCCCATTTCCACTTGTTCAGCCTAGTAATTGGGAAGATTTCAGGCTAAAGAACATAAAGATGTCAGCGGATGTAGATCAGTTTGTTTTTACACTAGCAACTAAATCTGCAAATCTGACTACTGGCACTCAGGAATTCTCAACACCATCACATCGAATCGTTATGATTCAAGATGGAATTTCATACCCAGCATATTGGGATGGTTCTGATAAGGTTGGCACTCAGACATCAACAATTCCAGTGGGGTATTGGATGGCATACTCTGGAAATCGTCTCTGGATTGCCAATAAAAACATCGTTTTAGCATCTGACTTGGGCGATCCAACCTCATTCCAAGAACGTGCAACTGGAACTTCCCGTGGTGATTTTAGTTTTTCTCGTCCAGTAACTGGAATGGTGAGTTATGTCGGTCAGGACACGTCTACGAGGTTGATCGTGTTTACTGACAGGTCTACATTTCAACTCAAATCTAACGTGTTTGACAGAACGCAATGGGTAACAACTGATAACTTCCAATCAACACTTTATCCATCCGTTGGATGTATTGCTGGAAAATCAATTGCTTTTCAGGCAGGTCAAATGTGGTGGTATTCTCAGAACGGGCTGATAACTACAGATCCCGCTGCTACGGCATACTTATCATCTCAGGTTCTCTGTAAGGACTTGGAGATGGCAAGGACAAAGAGATTGATAACCTCTGATGCAAGTAAAATTTGCGCTATCGGATTTGAGAATTACTTGCTTTATTCCGTGCCTTTTATGCAAACACTAAACTCTGACACAATGGTGTTAGATTATGCCGCTGCGTCTGAATGGGGTGAGAACAGAAATCCAGCTTGGTGCGGAGTATGGACGGGAACACGTCCTGTTGAGTGGACTACTGGAATTATTGGTGGGCAATCTAGGTGTTTTCACTTTTCGGTTGATTACTCAGCCACAAATGATGGTTCGTACAATCACCTATGGGAATCATTCCAGCCAGAACGTGTTGACTCGTATTTGCAAATAAACCCAGATAAGACAACCACAACTCTATATAATCGCATTTACTCGCAATTTGAAACACCACTTTTAGGCGATCAAATGGATTTAAAGCAATTTAAATACGGAGAGATAGAATGCACTCAGATTGGAGGCACTGTTGACGTTGAAGTGTCTTACAGGGGTAGCAAAGGCAACTATAACTCTATCCTTAAAAAACGACTTCTAGCAGTCACTGACAACTACCAGTGGGATCATACTCCCTATGAGGAACAGATCCGAGATCTTGGACTGCTCAATACTCAATATCGAAGGTTGATCACAGAATCCGCTCAACGCAACTCGCTACTTTCCACTTGCGAGTCTCGACTAACGGATGATGTGGATAAGGCATTTTCACTTTTGATTGAATGGTGCGGTGAGTTTGGAGTGGAGGTTATCCGTTTGTTCATGGATCCTTGGATGGAAAAATCCACTGGCGCACCTCAAGGTGACGAAACCCAATCGTGCGTTGTTTCACAAAATGGTGAATCGTTGACGATAGATTTGCTTCCTAACCCATACGAGCAACAATCTCCTAATGATAAATCGTGGAGTGCCAAGGTTTTCAAAACAGCAACGCTAAATTGCAACATTAATCCATCCCAATCGATTTCAGCGACTGCCTCTGCATCGTATCTGTCATATATTTCGTTTGAACACGCTCAAGAAGAAGCGGGAGTGCTTGCTTTACAGGCAGCAACATCTGCTGCACAGCAGTTTAAAGCGCAAAATCCTTGTTAATATGCCATCGATAACAACATCAAAATTAGATACTACTAACTTTCCAAATAAGTTTATATCCCCGTTTGGTGATGACCCTGTTGTGCCTATTTACTCTTCAATTCCGTTTAGCAC